CGCATCGGGCGCTATCCTGGTTATTTCACTTCAACCACATTCAGCCGTAACTCATCCAACTGATTTTCATCTTCTTCTGGCTGCCAGCACGCCGGTTGTAGTGGGATCTCTTCGCGATCAAACGCCAGATCACCCCCGTTAACCACTTCAGAACCGTGGGTGATGCCTTTGAAATCGAACAGGTTGGTATCGCACAGATGCGACGGCACCACATTCTGCATCGCGCTGAACATCGTCTCGATACGCCCTGGATAACGTTTATCCCAGTCACGCAACATGTCAGCAATCACCTGACGTTGCAGGTTAGGCTGTGAACCGCACAGGTTGCACGGAATAATCGGGAACGCTTTTGCATCGGCAAATCGCTGAATATCTTTCTCGCGGCAGTAGGCCAGCGGACGAATAACGATATGTTTGCCATCATCGCTCATCAGTTTCGGAGGCATACCTTTCATCTTACCGCCGTAGAACATATTTAAGAACAACGTTTGCAGGATATCGTCACGATGGTGACCCAACGCGATCTTCGTCGCCCCCAGTTCCGTTGCGGTACGATAAAGGATACCGCGACGAAGGCGAGAACACAGTGAGCAAGTGGTTTTGCCCTCTGGAATCTTCTCTTTCACGATACCGTAAGTATTCTCTTCAACAATCTTGTACTCAACGCCCAGCTTTTCAAGATACTCGGGCAGAACGTGTTCCGGGAAGCCCGGTTGCTTTTGATCGAGGTTAACAGCCACCAGCGAAAAATTGATTGGCGCGCTTTGCTGCAAATTGCGCAGAATCTCCAGCATGGTATAGCTGTCTTTACCCCCGGAGAGGCAAACCATGATGCGATCGCCTTCTTCAATCATATTGAAGTCAGCAATGGCTTCGCCCACGTTACGACGCAGACGTTTTTGTAATTTGTTCAGGTTGTATTGTTCTTTCTTTGTAATTTGTTGATTTTCTTGCATTATTTCAGTTCTCTGGTACTAAATGGGGCAAATTGGGGGCAAACTTTGCAACTACGATAACCGCGCATTCAACATGGCTATCTGTTCGTCGTTCATGTCATCAATCCACATACCGTAAATTTCATACACCATCTGCGCAGTTTCATGCCCCATTTGGCTGGCTATAAATGCCGGGTTCGCTCCTGCCGTCAACAGCCAGCAGGCAAAAGTATGCCGCGTATGGTACGGATTACGGCGGCGAATACCAGCACGTTTTACTGCTGCATTCCACCTTGCCCCCAAACTGCTTACCGAGTAATAAGGTTTTTGTTTTCCGTTACACACCCTGGGCATGAAAACAAAATGCAGTTTTTGCTTTTCGGTTCTGCCGTACTCCCGATGATAAAAGGTGATTTCGCTTTTGCGATGATGCCCGGTCAGTTTGTATTGCTCCTTCAGTGCTTCAAGAGCAGGCTGCAGTAGTGTTACTGTTCGGATCCCGGCATTTGTTTTTGGGGGACCGAACATATCAAGTATCGTCAGGTTTCTTCTGACATTCACTATTCCCTTTTCGAGATCCACATCCTCCCACGCCAGAGCTGCCAGTTCCCCGTGACGAAGTCCTGAGTAAACGGCAAATTTCCACAAGTTCTGGCTCTGTCCTTTTTCACTTTCCATTAATGCATTGAATTCTGTTTTAGATAACGGATCAGGCTTTATTCTGTTTCGCTGTAATTTTTTTACTCCTTCAAATGGTTTGGTTGATATAAATCCCGACTGATACGCAAAACGCAACAGCGAACAGAGCAGGGCGATATAGTTATCAACTGTGCGCACGGTTCTTCCTTTTTTGTTGGATCTTGGATTATCCAGGTAAAGCGTTTCTCCATGCAGCAGTTCATTCCGGTAGTTTAAGATATCGCTATAACGAATATGTGATATCGGGGTACTTTCACAAATTATTATTCTGAGTGTTTTTAATTGTGATTTCGTTTTCTTCATTGTGTTTGTTGTTAACTCTGTCTCTTTAATTTTTGTCCAGATATCACAAAGCTCTCCGAACGTTTTTATGACTCTCGTTGTCACCATTTTTGCCCCAGTGCTGGACTGGGGAAAACGTCTTAAATACTCAAATTCACCGGAGTTTATTTCATGAACTATCAGCGCTCTTAAATTTCCGGCCTTTTTAATATTACTGTTTGTAATCTCCCAGCCTTTTAATGTTTCCCGACATCGTTTTCCTCGAAACATGAACCAGATGCGAATGTATCTACCTCTAATCTCGACACCTGTTGGTAATTTAGACATATCATGAGTCTTTGATAAACTGATTTATCTTTGGATAGTTGTACCAGATAATCCCTCGTTTGCTGTCTGGCTTACCTAAAGGAGATACTCGTTTGAAGTGGAAGCCCTCCACCCAACAGTTCTGGCGGTATGCTTCAATTTGTCTGGCCCCCAGACCAGTGCGAAGCATCAGGCCGTATTCAACCATCCACTCTTCATTAAAGATTACTTGTGCCATCGCATCACCTCTGGCAGGCGCCAATGTTAGACTGAAATTGACGCCCGATGTTGATTATTAATAATCAGCTATGAAGTTTTAATTTGAATACAATGCAATTCTCGAGGACTGAAGTTTCTCGCAATTAAAATTTATCAGTTTTACTTTCTGCTCTCTGGAAACGCCTGCTTCTTTTTTACCTGAGAGCATTTTTTCGCATTCTGATTTCGTTAGTTTAGATTTTGAATATCTTGTCCAGTTAGTAGGAGTGCCACCTTCCTTTTCAATAGTGGCGGTAATTTTATACATGAACACCTCCATTATTATTTCCAGTGGTTCGTTTATTCCATCTTTCGAGTGCTTCTTTTTCACTTCCACCATAACCGGTTCGGGATTCGCATCCGTTACACTTCGCTCGGTAATATCCTGAAATGGCTTTCACCGTTACTGATGGACAACCACAAAATGGACATGGTTTAACATTGTCATATCTCATAATTTTTCTCATAAAAAATATTTCAAGTTGGCGGTGCATTACACCGCCAGGCTGAATTATTCCTCTGAATTATCGATTACACTGTATTCCCCGGTTAATACAGAGGAATCTGCAGGATCGATTGTCAGTGGTTCCTTTTCATCCATTGATACTGCACGCTGGATCTCAATTGATACGGGCAAATATTTGAACAGGCGACGAATAGCCGTTTTCTTTGCCATTTCTTCCCAGTGAGTTACCCACGGCCCGTTATTACCAGCTTTACTCAGGCTGCGCACCAGCTCAATCTGTTTGCGCGTCATAACTTCAAACTGAGTACCTCCGTCTTTCAGTCTTGCGACAGCATAGACGTGGGTAACCGGGGCATCTTCGTTTTCTCCCGGGCGGTGTATTAACTTTTCATCAAGGCCAAATTCGAAGCTAAACTCGTCACCTTCACGGACAACACGGGCTGACAGGCTGGCGATTTGACCAGAACGGCGAGCCAGATCAATCATGCCGCGATAGCCAATGATTAGCTGAACGTTCTTTTTACCGCTCTTTTCGTTTTTATTACCAAAAGGCAGTAAATATGCATGACCGAGGGCGCTACCTGGCTCAAGTCCGAGCTGTGAACACTGTACGATCGCACTGACAAAACTCATAGTGTCACAGTTTCCTAACGCCGGAACTTTACGAATTTCTGTGGTGGCGATACGGATCATACGTTCAGCCGTCATATGGCGTGGAAGAGCTGCTGCCAGTTGCTCTTTCATTGATGGCTGGTTAATAAAACTAATCACGTCGCTATTTTTAACTGCTGCTGGTGCACGGTTTCCCTGAGTTTTTTGCAGATCGGCTTTTGCGATTGGTGGTTGCTTAGTCATTTGCATATTCCTTAGCCCAGCGGGGCAGTGATAATGTCTTAATAGCTGGCCATTCATCGGTATTCAGGCAGTCAGACAGGGTTCGCAGATTGCGGTGATATTCCTGTTGACCTGCCAGTTTTGCTTCTTCGCCCATCATGAAAATTTCAACCGGATAACGTCCGCATTCAATAGTTGTGCTGGCAACCAGAAAAACGAAAGTTGGCTGCACTCCAAACTGTGCTTCATAACCGTCACTGTAGAATGCATCCTGAACGTGATAGCGGTAGTCGTAATAAGCGGTTTTGAATCGTTGAATATCCGCCGTAGTTTTCACGTCCATGATCCAGTGAAATTCAGGGATAATTTTGTCCGGACGGCACCGACACAAAATTCCTGTTTCAGGATCTTCCCAGTAAATTGATGATTCAGCGTGTCCGGCGCTTTCAACAAGCCATTGCCCCAGCGGCAAAGCCATAACGCTTTGATACATGAGTTCAATTTTCCGGCCTTCTTCCGCAGTGATAACCGTTTTTCCTGTGCTTGCGCATTCCATCAGAAACGCTTTCTCTTCTTCTTTTCCGGCGTTTGTACGGCGGTTAAATTCAGGTGCTACGATAAAGCGGTTACTGAATTCTTCCGGTTCAAGTACCCGGCAGTGGAAAGCAGTTCCTAAATCGAGCGTTTTTGTCTTTGTGGTGTCCACGGGGGCATTTTTACGCCACAAATATAGTGCCGGAGTATCAGCAATGTCATCGAGCTGAGACTTACTGATACCGGGACCCGCGTGGTAATTCTCATTCGAAATTCCGTAATAAATACCTGGCTCTATGTCTTCTACGATTACGGGATCTGCGACTTCGCCAGTTTCATCACTGCAATCGCGATGCGGATCGCTGCCAGCATTCTCATTGTGCGGATGTTCAGCGCCTTCCATTTCCTCCGGATCATTTTCCTTAGCTTCAACCTGACTCTCTTCATCGAATGTTTCCTGGTATGTTGCGTCGCCCATCACCGCACCACAGTCAGGGCAGTTATCCCCGCCAGTC